GGAGAACTGGTTAGTTGAAAAACTAGAACCGGTCATAGATGAAATAGAAGTAAGGACTCACGAAAAACTTCAAGATTTTCAAGATTCTTTTTTTGGTTCAATAGGAGCCATGACAAAAAAAGCACAAAATTTAGATCCTATGAATAATGTTAGAAAAGCAGCTAAACAAGGCGATTGGATGTCCTTAATGGTAGAATATGCAGCGAATAAGGCTGGTTTAGGGGCTGTTTTAGGGGGGGTAAACGCATCAGAAAACCAAAAAGATGCTACTATTAGCCCCTCAAAAAGCCTAATTCCTAAGAAAATGAAGGATTTATTATATAAGTAGTAGTAGAAAGGTATCGGCTTATTATTATATTTATATATTCAAAAGTCACCGGACCTCTTACTTTATATAGAATTGTTTATATATACAAAATAGGTGAATCAATGACTGAAAAAGAATATCAGCAAGAATTAATGAGGTTAGTGGGATTGTTTTCTCACGACATAGTGGAAGTAGTCCACTCGCGCATAGAAACATATGTTAAAGAAAATCATGTTTGTGAGAGGTGCGGATAATGGTTCAAGGTAGTGGCCGCGCCCCTAGGAAGTGGTACGGGTCTGGTCGTAATGCATGGAACTGTGCGCCAGCTAAGTATTACAAAGGAGATATAGGAGAAATAAAAATGCAAACTAAAATCATAAAACATCCGAGTCTAATAATATATGAGCATCTTCAAGAAGAGGGTAAACTCACTAAGAAGTATCCAGTTTCTAGCACTGAAAAAGTTAAGCGGTGGAAAGATGATCTGTAAATATTGTAAACCTACAAAAGAAAAAATGGTACAACTAAAACAAAAAAATTGGATTTGTATCTGTGGTGAAAAAGTGGAGGAGGATTAATAAATGGGCCGTAAAAAAGGAGAGATTAAGGAGACTGTAGCAGTTCGATTAACTCCGGATGCTAGAATAAAAGTAGATGAGATTAAGCGATCGCGAGCTAAGGCCGCTGGATGGTCAGGTTCAAGGAGAAAATTTACTAATTCTCTTATAATAGAACAGGCTATTCACACTTATTATAAGGGATGGTGGCGTTCTTTAGCTGATGATACACGCTGCGGTTACTGCGACCAAAAACGTTTATAAGGTATATTCTAATGCTACTTTATGGTAGCAAGGCGACGTAAAGCCCCAAGACGTAGGGCACGCAAATCATTCAATATATCAGCAATAGAAGCAGGGACCGCAATATCTTTAGCTCAATCCACGGGGGCCGCTAATGCAGTGCAGCAAGGTTTACAGGGTAATATTACGGGAGGTCTCAAGACTTTAGAGACTTCAATTATGACTAACAAGTCAAAAATCATAGGGACTTTAGCAGCAGCATTTGTTGGTAAAGCCTTAACACGGGGATTTACAGGTTCTACATTAGCAAAATTGGGACCAATTCGGATAAAAGCATAGGAGAAAAAAAATGGCATTCTATAGAACAAGAGAAGGGGCCGTAACGGCCGCAGACAGCTTTACAGCGTTAGGTAGTCTTTACGGACAATCTACAACCGCAGCAATACAAGTACCATCGCAATCGAGTCAGATCGTTGGAATGATAGCAACAATAGCATCAGATAGTGCCACTAATGGGGCAACAACTTTTGCAGTACAACTATCCGGTGATGGACTTTCTAATGGTCAGGAAACTATAACAATGGGAAGTGCGGGTGTAGATGGAACAACCGCATCCAATGGTATGACAAATCTACCACTAACTTTAGATGTAGCTATTCCAGTTGTAGGATCTAATCAAGTTTCCGTTGCAGTTGCAATGGATACAGATGTTGGAAGCTGCTCAGCCGCAATTACTTTAGTATTTGCATAGATGGTCTACAATCGGACTGGTTACGCTCCTTGGAGTTTAACTAGAGCCGCAGGCGTTCAGTCTGCAACTGTAGACGGTACGATAGAAGTTCCCCAATATATACAACCCGTATTAGACACGGGGTTCGTAGATGAACGGGGTAATTGGAAAGGAATTAAATCTAGTGATGAAACTTTTAATATTAGACAAGTAGATGAAGCAATAGCTAATGGGGCTGCAATTCTTACGCCGTCTCTTAATGCTGATGGTTCATGGCCATTAAATATGACTGGTTACACTGATTTATTTATTGCGCTAAATACTAGTAGGTCTGGTAATTATGAAATAACTGCGGTCATGGGACCTAGTGGGAACTTTGCTAACTTAACCCCACTTAATGATGCTGCAACTTTAAAAGGATCCTTAACCGGCGCGACTATGGGAGAAATATTGAACGATAGCTCAGAAGCTTTAACGGCTGGTAAATGGGATATATTTATTATTCAGGATAGATTAAGAAACCAAAAACACTTACAGTTTAAGGTAACTAACAATAGCGGCGGAGAAGCTGCGTCTATAGAAACTGCATTTATGAGATTAGTATAATGCCTACCAAAAGAGAACGCGAGTATTACCGTATGGGCTTTAAAGATGGTCAAGAGTACGGCAATATAGTAGGCGTAACCCCGCAGTTTGATATGTTACGGGATGATGTTTCACAAAGACGCACCACTCGTCCTAAACGTAAACTTAGTGCATGGAATAAATATGTTAAAGCTAACAGTAAGAAGCCGCGTTTTAGATACCGTAATGGTAAATTAAACCTTAAAAAAATGGCTGTAGCGTTCAGAAAAACACAAAAAAGGGGGGGTAAACGTTAATGATAGCCGAGTTCGTAACGGTTTTACCAACAATTATAAGCTTATTAGAGAAGAAGGACACCGATTCACCACTCCCTTCTTCTCCCATAAGCGATGCTATAGCAGAATATCAGACTGAAACAATAGTAATAACTCCCACAGTAGCGCCAATAACTGAATCGATAATACCAATTGCTGAACTGCCAAAAGGTGAATGGTATAAGCCAATTAAATTTGATCCGTGGTGGTTAAACACAGACTATAAGGGGATTCAACCTCTAGCGCCATTACCACCAACTAAAAGATACTAATGCCGATTGTAGCAATTCCTCAGGGTGTCGAACTTCGTAAAATTTCAGCAGTTCAAAAAAGAGCATTAGATGAACTTCTAAACAAACAAAAAGAAACATCATTATTACAAACTGGAATTAGCGTTTTAATTCCTAGTTTAGCAGTTGTTGGAGTTGGAGCCGCCACTCTAGTTGTTGCATGGTCATGGCTTAAAGATAAAGAACTTCCATCACCTAAAGACATTGCGACAGATTTAGGCAGTGGTTTAGTTGACGGTGGTCTAGAATTAGTCAATAAAGTTGCTGATGAAATAGGGTTCAAAGCTGAACCTAAAACTCAAGAATATATTCAGGCTGGCACTAGAACTATAGGACCGTTAAGTCGCTGTAAACGGTGGGAGACTGACGCGGCTGATGTTCTAGCAATAATACAAGCTGGCAATTTAGGAGTAGCTGAAACTATAGCGGCTGCCGTTGCTATTAAATCAATAGCAAAACAGATGAAGAAAGAAGGCTGCGATAGACCGACTGCAATTAGTCAGGCTCAATGGGATGAGTCGTAATGAATCCAGATTTGATATATCTCTTTATAGGAGAGATTGTAATTATTTTAGTTCTTTATCGTTTTCTTTTACGTGATTGGGTTATAGATAAGTGGGAGGAGAAAATAGAAGAGGAGAACTGGTTAGTTGAAAAACTAGAACCGGTCATAGATGAAATAGAAGTAAGGACTCACGAAAAACTTCAAGATTTTCAAGATTCTTTTTTTGGTTCAATAGGAGCCATGACAAAAAAAGC